ATATTCCAAACCATGTTGCTTTATATATATTTCGAGCTCTTCCGCTGTATCAAATGTCTTTTTCACGCTTTGCCAACCTGGCACGATATGCCCATGAAAGTAATAAGTGCCGTTTACTACATGAATATGTGCCACTCGCTCGTTATCCTGATACAGATATCTCTTAGAGCCGAAAAATTGGTTTAAGTATTCTTTACGCGCGTTATCTGTCATGGTCATTACCCCCACAAGTCAAACACTCTATCTACATAAAACTTCGCTTTTGCCATATCCTCATGACCATTCTTTAACGGTGCTCTAGACAAGTATTTGATTGCATTACCTATTGCAAATGCTAATTGTGGTGGATACTGTGCCGTTACTTGTTCAATAAAATCTATAATTTCAATATCGCCGTATGTGTAATGTGCTGGTTGCTTAACATTGTCTTGCGTTTCATTCATGTCTACTTTTCTGTTACTGATTATGCTCATTATGCTTCACTCCATTTCTTGAACATTTGGTTATAAGTGACATCGAACCAGTACGGATCACGTGAATGTTTTTGTGGTACATTAAACAAATGTGGTTTCCTCTTACGTAGTTCAACCTCTTTACGTCGTTGCCTAGCTATTTCACGTTCTTTGCTCTCTCGTTGCATAATTCTGGATAATACGATTTCTTTATACTCAGCTAAGCGCATGCCATAAGGTGCGTTTAAGGCTTCTAACAACGCCCAGCCACCACGTACTCTTTTTGCAACCATTCCAGGAGTTAACCCGTTCTTTTTTTATCAATTCATTTTCATGTTCGGTAAATTTATATGGTTTACCGTTAATCTTCACGACACTCATTTATTCCACCTCTACATTTACATTTCTAATTTTTAAATTGTCATACTCTAGTAATTCGTCTGGATTGTTATATAAGTAATCTGCCAGCGCTTCTTTTTCGATATCCACATCATCAAAATACTGATATTCAACTTCTGTAGGTATCCTTATATCAATCGTTGCGTTTATATATGCTTGCTGTTGCATTAGATCACTTCCTCAACTCGCATGATTATTTTTGGTTCTAGTCCATAACGCTTTGAGCTAGTTATTTCTGTAATTTGGTTATCGTCTTTCCACACATGACCATTACATGCGTCTAATACTGTTTTAATTAAGTTATCGATATCCGGCTTAGTCACTTTATACTGTCCAACCATTTCACTTTTCTTTTTCTTCGACCATGATTTAAGTAATGGAAAGTAAAAGTCTAATTCGATTTTTAGTGCGCGCTCTAGATTTAACTTAGGCATTTGCCCTTGTATATACGCTTTATGATTTGTATAAGCTGTTGGCATGTATGTTTGAACAAATCTACCTGTATTACGAAAGCGTGGACGAGGCGAGCCCATAGGTGCCTCGAACGTTTCGTTAAATTTAATTTCTATTTCCATGTGCCACCTCTAAATATCAAATATCGTTGCTTGTAAACCTAATTCTTGCTCATATAGAAGCCCGTGAGCGCCTTTAAATCGTTTTAGGTCACTATCAGTCATAATTTTCTTTTCGTCGCTGAAATGGGCTCCTGTGAGCGAATAAACTTCATTTACGTTGTCTTTATACTTGATGACTTTGATATCTTCCGTGCCATCTTCTCGGTATAAGTAATATTTTTCTTTCGGCATTTTTAACACTCCTTAATGTGCGTTTTCTTCCAGTTGATTTCATTCATAATTTTCTTTTCAACTTTGTCATAATCATCGAAAGGCGATAACTCGTTATTGTCTAATAATCTGTTAACTGCCCAACCAGTTTCTATATAGACATTTGCTACAATCGGGTCGTTTTGCTTTGTCTCTTCATACATCGATTTCAATAAGCTTTTGAATTGCATGGTGTTCATGTGAAAAACCTCTGCGTCTTCTTGTAATACTCGAATTCAATTATTCCGGTTTCGCCGTCTTTGTTTTTGGCTATGTTACATTCAACAATAGATTTGCCTGTGATACTGTCATCTTCGTCACGGTTATAATAATCATCACGGTAAAGTAGCATTGCTAAACTCGCATCTGCCTCTATTCCGCCTGATTCTTTCATGTCCGATAGCATTGGTCGTTTATCCTGCCTAGACTCGACTCCACGATTCAGTTGTGAAAGTAGTACAATGATTGCGCCTGTCTCGTTAGCGATTATCTTTAAGTCGCGTGATATCTTTTCTACTGCTACACGTCTATCAACTTTCGCATCAGTATCCATCAGTTGAAGGTAATCTATAAAAATAACTTGTTGCCCGTCTGAATGCCTCATTGCTTGCGCTCGCACATCTTGCGGTGTGATATTACTTTTATCAGAAATATCGATGCCTAATTTCATGATTTTATCCATCGCATTCGTTAACTTTGTTAAGTCATCCGGCGTTAAGTTCCTGATTTCTTTTATCTTTGTTAACTCAATACCAGTAATTGTTGATAACATACGTTTCAATACCGATGTGCCGGTTGTTTCGAGACTAAAGAAAGATGTTTTGTATCCATTTTGTGCTATGTTCAGCATCATGTTTAATGCAAAGCCTGTCTTACCCACTGAGGGACGCGCTGCGATGACGATTAATTGTGATGGCTCTAATCCCCCTATTTTGTAATCCATTAGCTTGTAACCCGTCTTAATTTGCTTCTTAGGGCTATCGCTGTATAACTCTTCGACAAACTCCTCAACAAACTTCTTGGTTCCATCTTCTTTTCTGTTAGTAATCGTTTTTAAATCCTTGAGTTCATCAATCAAGTTGTTAAAGTTTTGATTCGTAGGTTGTTGTTTGAACTCAGTTACCAATTCGTTAGCTTTGTTGAGTTGATAACTTTCCAATAATTCTTGTTGATAACGTTCAAAGAAACCGTATCCAATGAAATCGGAGTTATAAAGTTTAGTTATAGTATCTGCATCTAAAAATTCTTTATCTTTAGTTGCTTTTAAATAAATTTCTTGATGATCTATCTTTCCGACGTCCATTACATAATTGAAAAAGGTTTTAAACTTTTCGTTCGTAAACATATAATCTTTAACTCGTATCTTTTCTAGTACGTCCGGTTGTTTGAGCAGCGTAGCGATTATTGTGCTTTCAATTTCAAATTGTCCATAATTCATTCGTTATCGCCCCCAAATTCTGCCAACTTATTCATGAAGTTATCTAGCGCTATTTTTCTTTGTTTGACATATTCGGGGTCATTCTGCATTTTCCATTGGTGTGTAGCAGTTTCGTTGTCTACCGGCTCGATAGATACTTTTTTAGGTGCCTTACGCATGATTGCTGGTAAGTTAGGCGGATACGGGTTGTTACTGTTGATATATCCATCTACCGCTTTTGCAGTTGGTTGATAATCTCCGTTTTGACTTAATACATCAATCCACATTTCTAACTTTGGTTTATCAAAATCGATGTTGTATACGTACCTAACTTTTTTAATAATTTCTAATGCTTGTGTTTTGCTCATCGGCATTAGTCATCACTCAATTCTTTTTCCATTTGCGCAATGACATCATCAGTTGTGTTTTTCCTAGGCGCTATTTTGTGTTCTGCATCTTCTTTTGTTTTGACATTCTCTTTAGCCCAGTTGTTCAAAACTTTAATTAAGTAGCCACCATGCGCACTTTTGCTTTTAGTGTACTCAACACCTACTTTTACAACTTCAAAAGCGTTCGTACCTATATCATCAATAGCAAACCCTAATTGCTCCATTTGATTAGGCGTTAACTTATCATCCAAATTTGCAATTATATATTTTATTGAAGATGAGAAGACGGCTTCTCTTTCTTCTTCTTTATTCTTATATTCTTCTTCTTTTTCTTCTTCTCTTTCTTCTTCTGTATCGTTACGTAACGTTACGGTAACGTTACGTTTTGCTTCTAGTAACTTTTTCTGTCTCTCTCGATAGCGTTGTTGTCGCAATTTATTTTTTTCTTTATGCTTAGCTTTGCTATCTAAGCTTTGATGCTTCTCCCAGTTTGTCACTTTTATGACACCATTAACTTTTTCAATCATGCCCAATGTCTCAAAAGTTTGAATTGCTAACCTTATTGAGTTAATAGGTCTATTAAATTCATTTGCTAACATTTCTTCGTTGTACGGCAAGTTTTCGGATAGCATAATATAACCTTGTTCATTGTACTTTCCTGATAAAGTTAGCAACTTAACCCAAATAGTTATGATCGTATCTCTTTCGGGTAAAGCTTCGATATATTTGATTTTGCTGTCATCAAACATGCCAACTTTAAGTTTTATCCACGATACTTCTCCCATTGTCTTCTCCTTTCAGCATTTTGTTGAGCCTCTCATCAACTTTTATCCACGAGTCATGCAAGTGATATTTATCATCAAACGACTTAACGCCAATCGCATGTTGCTCATTGTGATGTTCGCGACATAACGCTAATACATGTTTGTCATAGTGATTCATCTTATTTCTGTTCATGCCTCTGCCAACCGCTTCATAATGTGCTAGGTCAGCGTGAGGCTTTCCGCATATTACACAGTTACGGTTAACAGTTGACCAGTATAAGAACGATTTATCTTGTTTCAGCAAGTCGCTTGTTTTATAACTAAGCGGTATGTCGTTGTGAAATATCCAATCGAGTGTTACCTCGATAATTTGATTCGCTTGCATCCGTGTACAGTCACTTAACGAAATACTCTTGTCATAGTCATACAGAACCGTTACATATTCTTGGAACAAATACCTCATATAGTCACGTGGTTGGCCTGTGTGGCTCTCTATGTCGTTACAGAGCGCAAATATTTTTCTTCGTTGCTTGTCTGTTATTTTGAATGGGTCTTCGATTCGCAAATCACATTCGACTTCGTAGCCGTTATCAAGTAATAATGTTTCTTTGTCTCCTAGCTCGGCACCCTCGATAACGACTGTTGTTGTGCCGTCATCTTGAGTGATATAACTAGTAATTTTCGGCATTTATATCAACTTCTCAAATTTATATTTATTACCATGTATATCAGTAACATCTTTGTGATTATTTTTTATTTTGTCGCTAATATAACTATGACTTCTGCCTAAGAATTTTCCTGCTCTACTCATACTTATAAATTCATATTCGATACCTAAATGATTAATAAGTTTTACAGCCATATTGGTATGCATTAATCCTGTTTCAAATGCATGCCTATTATTTTCCAAGTGATTACACCATTCAAGATTTTCTACATTGTTATTTTTGGGGTTCCCGTCAATATGGTTAATACAATTTTTACCTTCTATCATTGGTATAAAGGCGAATGCCACTAATCTGTGGACTAAAAAATCTTTGCGTTTACCATTTTTCCAAAGGGTTACTCTTACATCTCGACCATTAGGTGTTTTATCTTTTAAATAACGCTGTTTCCAATGCCTCCATTTTGATAACGGTTAGACCAAGTAACTTTATTTTTGTGAGTTCTAACTCTACCTTTACTGCTTACTTCGTATATGCCCTCGTAACCTACAACATCTTTCCATAATTCGTTCATCTAACGCCTCCTAAAAAGGAAGATCCTCTATAGAGTCTGCGTTGTTATCAAAAGGATTATTACCAGTTTGAGTTTGTCTTTGTTGATGATAATTGTTGTTTGGTTGTTGGTTGTTATTCTTCGGTTCTAAGAATTGAACACTGTCCGCTACTACTTCTGTGACAAATACACGTTGCCCGTCTTTGTTTTCATAACTGCGTGATTGTAAACGTCCATCAACGCCAGCCAATGACCCTTTGGATAAATAATTATTTACATTTTCTGCTTGTTTTCTAAAAGTTACACAGTTAATAAAGTCTGCCTCACGTTCTCCTTGAGCGTTAGTAAATGTTCTGTTAACTGCGATAGTGAAAGTGGTAACACTCACACCATTTGGCGCTGTTCTATATTCTGGATCTTTTGTTAAGCGTCCTACTAATACTGTTCTGTTTAACATTATTGTTTTCCTCCGGTAATTGTTTTTGCGTTGTTTCGTAATTTTTGAATAGCTTCTGCTGCTTGTTTTTCTGTTAATTTATAGTTATTTATGTCGAATTTTTGTTCTACTATATTTTGTGGAGCTTCTTTATCCGTGCCCTTTATCAATTTAGTGAAACTTATAACCTCTTTCCTTAAAATCCCTATAGTTTCGCTACTTGCCCATTGCGTTCTAGTTTGTTGTTTTGGATTATTATTTTTTCCACTTGCTTCATTTCCATCATCGTCTTGGTCACTAGTAATACCGAAAATCGCAGATAGCGAATAACGTTTAAGGTAGCTGATTAACGAGCCTGCGCCTTGTGGCGTATTCTTTTCTGCATTCATAAATACAGGATCATACTCGATATATTCACCGCTTTCATGCATAAGCATTGTAGCGACTCCCACGCGCCCGTCTACATCGTTCAAAGCCCATTGAGTATAAGACAGTCCATGAGGTGTTGCCGCCTCGTCAATGGCTTCTACAACGTTCTCAAGAGGTACGTATTTTGATTTGAAAAATGGATTATTTTTATCTTTGAGCGGTTGTTTTACTTCTTTACGAAACGCAACCATAGCTTTATTTATTTCAACAACTGTTTCCGATTTATTCATCACTTAATCACCAGACTTTCTGTTACCTTTAATTCAACGCCGGGAATATCTTTCCCAGCTTTCAAATCATCGATTAGTTGCTTAGAATTAAGTTTCGGGGCTTGTGATAGCCAATAATCCTTTGGAATAAGTTTTTCATCGATAATATTTTTACTAGCCCCGTTTTTGCGCTTGTAAATATGATTAGTAGCTGTGCGGTAACTATCTACTTCCTGTGTTTCTAACATCTCTTTTAAGTAATCTTTTAATCGATCAGTTAAATTTTGTTTTTGTTTTTTTAAATTTTGAAGTCGCTTAATCTCTTTATCTATGACATCTATGTCACCTAATGTTTCACGTCTCCAATTGACAATGTTATCTACTTTGACATTCATTTCTGCTTGGATAGAATCTAATGTATCTTTTAATAATGTTTGGTCTAATTCATCTTGATTAGACAACTCTTTAAATGCTTCTGATAGCTCATATAGATTAGCCATTAGTTAATCCCCCTCTACCATTTCATGACTAAGTTAATTAGTCTGTCCTGTTCATCTGTGTTATTTTCAATCCATTCATAAATAGATTGATTTAATATGTCTAATGCTGTGTATAGATCATTCTCATCTGTTATATTTATACTGTCGATAAATCTATCTTCTAAATCTAAGACATTCACTAGAATGCTGTAATCTTGTTTCTTAACTGCTAATTTAAAATCGAATCCGTCTACATTAATTACTTTTTGACATACATCGCCAATTTTGTAGTACATTGTTGACACTTCCTTTATTTCGTTTTATATTGAACATGAATTAATTTTGTTAATCGTTTGTCACTGTTACTTGTTGGCGCAAGTAGCAGTTTTTTTATTCTCCATAAAAGTATTCCTTATAAAATATGAATGTCGCTATACTTGCGAATCCCGCGATTGACCATGCTGTAGTGAAGTACAGCAATGGCATGAGTACAATCGCTAAGACTGTGAAGCATAATACTGCTAATAGGTAGCTTTTATAAATGTTACTCATTTTCTTTTTTCTCCTCTTTGGTTGTTTCATCGTTTATCAAACCTTGCATTTCCATTAATTTTTGAGGTATACCAGCTTTTAACTGGATTTCGTATAACATTTGTTGAATGTGTGGTGGCACTTCTACCATTCCTTTCGTGTATAATTTAGTTATCTCCTAGTGAAAGGAGGTGATAATTATGAATAATATAAATCTCACTCAACGACAGTTAGATTTAATAAAGAAAAATCAAGCTATCTTGTCTAAATTGCCTGTCGAAGCTTACGCTAAAGCCGCAAATACTATGAATAATTCGTATGTTATGAACGCTCTGGAAATTCAATCGACGGTTAATAATGTTATGAATAGCATTAGAATTAACCAATCGAAATTATCTAATTGGGCTTCCTATATGCATCAAGTAACTAAGAATCATCCAATGTTCAAATCTAATTTATTTTCTAATGAGGTTCTTAATAGTTTTATAAAATCTACGAGCATTCCTAAAAACGATATTTTGAAAATGTCTTATGCTCTTAGAAATTTGAATGTCGATGTAGCTAATAGTTCTACCTTTATTAAATCCATCAATCCTGCCCATCCAGTAGAGCAAAAACAACATGAAAGCAATAATTACAGCGGTAAAAAAATTGTCGACATAATGCATATTAATCACTCCAGTTTAGGTTTTATTAATGCTAGTTCTGTAGGTGTAAGCGGTAATGCTATTTGGGACTTTTTATTAAAGTTTATTAATAACGAACCAATAAATACTCCTTTTTATATTTCGGTACTTTTTATAGCGTATTTTTGCTATCTATTAACCAGTTTTTCAAATTCAAATGATGATTAGTTGTCGGATTTATCGATTAATCTCTTTAAGCAACTCTGCAACTGCTCGCAACAGTTCAGGGTTGTTTCTTGTTTCTAAATTACTGTTTGCATGTTTTAGTAAATTGAGTTTTAATTTACTTTTTTCTTTAGCGATTCTAAATTTTTGTAACATTTGTAGTTCATCCTTTTAAGATGTTTGTTTTTCTCCTAAAAACTTGTTAACAAAGTATTGTTGTCCTTTACCTGTTACTTTTGGCGTCTTACTAATTGATGTGTGACCGTCCGAATGTGTGATTGATGTTTCTTTAATTTCGAATAACTCACGTTCCATTGAATACTGTGTAGGCATGTTATAATCCACACCCTTGCGTTTAATAAGGAATCCGTTTTGACGTAACCACTCAAACAATCTGCGTTGCCCGATGTTTATACCGTTTTGTTTAATGATCTTTGCTAACTCTCCAACTAAAATTGATGTCTTAGTAGTAGCTACTGCATCTGCAAATACAATTTTTGGTTTATCACGTTCAATCTTTGTTTCTAATTGATTGATTGTGTTGTTAGCAATTTTTAAAGCACGTTGCATAATCATTTCTGGGCTATTCCATGCTTTTTCAACTTGGATGAAGTATTGTCTTGCACGTTTGCCAGGTTCACTACGTTGAATCATTGCAATCTCTTTTGCAGTGTCTAGTGTGAGTGCGTGGTCAGTTTGATTCTGACGACCTCCTAGTGGGTTATGGACAAAAATGTCCGTGACTATATAATCGATATTTTCTTCAAATCCGTAATCACTCATTCTTTCAAACCATTTTTTGTATGGAGTCTTAACCTCTAATGCTTGATGAAGTTCTCGACCGCTGATTGCGATTTCTCCATTTTCTTTTTCTTGTATGTTGAACATTTCGCCGATGTTCGATTTTGTTTGTAATGCTTGCATTTTATTTCTCCTTTACATTAGCGATATCAATTTGTAGTGCATCGCATATTTTTTTTACTGTGAGGAAACCGGGGTTTTTAACTTCTGTTTCGATAGATCGAATTGTCGAGTTTTGTAATTCTGTTAGCTTCGCTAGTTGATAGCGTGTTATCCCCTTTTCTTCTCTCAATTCTTTTAAGTTCAGCATCTTACCACTCCTTATTGCTTGTAACGGAATTTCGTTATATACTTATCTCAACCCCACATAAACTGGGAGGTGATGGCCTTGCTTATGCGAGGTTTTAAATCACCCTGTGGTTCTATAGATAAGTAAATCTAAATTCAGAGCATCGTTTGTTGTGCTCCATCGCCAACTGAGGCGTTAAAAAGGTATGCGTACTGTAAGGTAGTAACTTATAGGACGCTAGACTTTGATTGAACACCTAAGCTCATTACAGGGCTGGGGACGATACCAGCAAAACTTGAGCTGTTAGTCGTGGCGACTAGAATCAAACAAAATTTCCGTAGCACATGCTTTCCACGACAAAGCATGTGTTTTTTTATTGGAAACAAAATGTTTGTAATTCTTGCATAATATTTATGCTCCTTTCGTGTATAATGTTGTTATCAACCTAAGGAGGTGATAAGTATGGAAAAGTCAAATAAAGAATTAGCATCTGAATTAGTAATAGCTATGTTAGAACATAATGCTAAACTCACTAAGTCAGGTGTAAATGGCAATCCTATTAGTTCAAGCTCCATAATTAATGGAGAAGTTATTGTAAATAGTCTTAAATACATCAAAGATTATTTAGATCGCATGGATGATTAGAATTTATTACGATTTCTACATTTAATTTTTCAATACTTTGTGAGTGGATATTTTCTATTTGCTCCAAAGTATTTTTTAGTTCTGTTGTGTCATCCAATACGACTTGAATTTTTAAGTTCATTTTTAATTCCTCCTTTTAAGATGTTTGTTTTTGTTCTGTTGACATTTTGGAAACTCTATAAGTAAAAAAAATACCGCACTTATCTTGTGGCAATTCTAAAACTTCAATTACTTTTGCTAAATCGTCAACATTAATTCTAATGTGTCCGTTTTCTTTTTTTGAATAAGTTCCTGGTGTCATTCCTAATTTTTTTGCCATATCAGAAATCGAAACGCCTTTAGCAATGCGTTCAGCTTTCATTCTTTTGACGTTGAACTCATACATTTGCTCACCTCCGTTTTTTGAAGTTAACTCAATATTAAACTCAAGTTTCCTAATTGTCAACAAAAATCTCGAAAAATATTTTTTACTCTTTTAAAATGCTAGTTGTTTCCTATATGGAAAAGTGTTATTATACTATTATAAATAAAACGGAGGTAAATTTGAAATGAGAACTTCAGCAGAAATAGGTAAATTAATCAAACAACTACGAAAAGAGAATAATGTGAATTTAACTGATTTTGCAACTAAGATAGGTGTCAATAAATCTACCTTATCCCGATATGAAAACGGTAGCAGAAAAATACCTATGGAGGATATAGCTGAAATTGCCAATGCATTGAAAGTTACCCCAGAATATTTACTATTAAAAAATAGACAAACAGAAAACGAAGTACAACATCGAGCAGCTCACCTTGAAGGAGAATTGACAGATGATGAATGGCAAAGAGTTTTAGATTATGCAGATTATATAAGAAGTAAACGTAAGTAAAGGATGTATCAGATGGGATTATATGAAGAAACTTTAATACAACATGATTATATTGAAGTAAGAGAGGCTGATGTACTTCCAGATAATTTAGACGGGGTATGGTTAGGAGATCTAATTTTAATAAAGCGTGGTTTATCAGATACAGAAAAGGCAGGAATTCTCTTCGAAGAATTAGCACATAATAAACTTACATACGGTGATATAGCTGATTACTCGAAATTCAACAATCGCAAGTTCGAAAATTATGCACGTAGACATGGTTTTACTTCAGCTGTACCGATACGTGAAATTGTAGAAGCTTACAATTATGGCGTACGTAACTTGTATGAGTTGTCTGAGTATCTACAATTAAGCGAAGAATACATATTGGAGGCAATAGAACAATATAAGAAGATATACGGTATTGGAACTCACTATGGCGAGTATTCGATTACATTTGAGCCGTTGAGAGTTTTTAAATATAAAGAAATATGAGAAAAGGAGTCGTATAAAAGATGAATCAAGTTCCTAATGATAAGTTAACAGTTAAAGAGTCTTGGACTGCCGGAAAAATTCGAGGGAAGTTAAATAAAGGTCAAAAACAAGTATTTGATCGTATGTCAATTTCTGAAAAACGTGATATTATCGAAAAATTTAATAACAATATTCCTTTTGAAGTAGAAGAAATCGAAAGAAATCAGGAAACAAAATACAAAATTATCGAAAAAACTTTAAATAAACGCGAACTAAATACAATGTCTGAGAGCGGTAAAGATATGTTGTTAAAAAATAAAGTTGGTCAATTTATAGACAGCTTTTCAACACGTTTCAGTAGTTCGTTTTCTAATCCTAACAACGCAGGTCAGATGTTTACTTACGAAATGATAAATCAAAATTTCGTCTTAATAGAGATGTTAGACGAACATCTTAAAAATGAAAACAAAATCATAGAACAAAACAATGAAATCATAAATTTATTAAAACAAATTGCAAATAAAGGGGTATAAAACATGAAAAGATTATTAAGTTTATTATTAGCGAGCGCATTAATATTAAGTGCATGCGGTAGCAACGACGGCGATAAGAAAGGGGAAAGCAAGAAAACGAAAAAATATTAAGAGAATATACCAAATCAATTAATAAGACGGAATAAATAGGTATCCTTGTATTCAGATTCAAAAGAAACAGTAGATAAAATTGAAAATAGTATAAAAATTAGATTTCTTAGTTAAATCGCTTGAACTACACTCTCTTTGATGGTATATTACATATATACAAAACAAGCCGCTGAAATATTTGCGGCAAGCTTCAAATTAGACAAGTCGCTGAAATATTTGCGACATGAGAGGGTGCATCTGCGCTCTCTCTTTTTTTATACAATTTTCACGGGTAGCCCGCCTACCCTTATTATTTTTTGCCAATTTTGAGGAGGGATGTAAAATGTGGTTTGAAAAATTTAAAAATAAGAACAATGAAACGAAGTATAGATACTACGAGAAATACAAAGATCCGTATACAGATAAATGGAAACGTGTAAGTGTTGTCTTGAATAAGAATACAAAGCAATCGCAAAAAGAGGCAATGTTTCGTTTAGAAGAAAAAATAAAAGAAAAACTAAACAACAAGTCGTCAAGCGAATTAAAAACTTTGACTTTTCACGCGTTATTAGATGAATGGCTTGAATATCATATAAAAACATCTGGCTTTAAAGTAACGACGCTTGATAATTTGAAAACAAGAATCAAAAACATCAAAAAGAACAGTTCTCAAAATTTACTTTTAAACAAAATTGATACAAAGTACATGCAAACATTTATTAACGAATTATCAAACGTATATTCTGCAAATCAGGTAAAGCGTCAACTTGGACATATGAAAGAAGCTATTAAATACGCCGTTAAATTTTACAATTATCCAAACGAACACATATTAAATAGCGTCACACTACCAAAGAAGAGTAAGACGATAGAAGATATAGAAAAAGAAGAAGCGAAAATGTACAACTATTTAGAGATGGAACAGGTAATACAGATACGCGATTTTATACTGAACGATAATAACATGCAGTATAGAGCTCGTATTTTAGTTGCTGGGGCTGTAGAAGTTCAAGCTTTAACAGGTATGCGCATAGGTGAGTTATTAGCTCTCCAAGTTAAAGATGTTGACCTCAAAAATAAAACGATCGCTATTAATGGCACTATTCACAGAATCAAATGTAATGCTGGATTTGGTCACAAAGATACTACGAAGACCGCAGGTTCAAAAAGAAAAATCGCCATCAATTCAAGGATAGCAAATGTATTGAAAAAAATAATGTTAGAAAATAAAAAGATGCAACAATGGGAACCAAGCTATGTTGATAGAGGGTTTATATTCACAACTTGCCAAGGAAATCCTATGCAAGGCAGTAGGATAAACAAACGATTGTCCTCAGCTGCAGAATCATTAAATATAAATAAAAAAGTTACTACTCACACACTAAGGCATACACACATAAGTTTATTGGCGGAAATGAATATATCGTTAAAAGCAATTATGAAAAGAGTAGGACATAGAGATGAAAAAACGACTATAAAGGTGTATACACATGTAACAGAGAAAATGGACAGAGAGTTAGAGCAAAAATTAGAAAAACTTGTGTACTAA